GCCGCTTCCAAATATCCTTTGCCGAACTTCTGCTTCAACGCACCGATACTGACACTCACCCGAAGCGTTCCTTTGCGTGACTTGACCCACTCCCGCGCCTCGGCACTTTCCACTAACACAAGACCGTTCGTTGTGACCACATAAGGAAACATCGGATAGGCGTCGACCAAATACCGCACCATATCGAAATTGACAAACGGCTCGCCGCCAAAGATGCTGAATTTAATCTTTGTCTCATCGAACGTCCGCACCACAAAACCCATAGCGCAATCAATAATCTCCCGCGAGATCCCGCTATCCTTCTGCCGAAACTCCCGAGGTTGATAACAATAAGGACAATGAAGATTGCAGTCCTGCGTCATCAGGAAATAAATCGTCGTATAATCCGGCTTGTTTGCAGTCACGGCATCAACGTCAAACTTGCCGTTTTCCTTGTAGCCTTTGATCACCTCTCGACACAATGACGGCAGATCGCCTGTTGCTTTGCTTTCTTCTAAAGTAAAAACGCTCATTTCCACTCCAAGTGATAAAGATTTGTGTCCACTTCAACCGCCTCGAATCCAAGACGGTCTTTGATATTTTTCTTCTGCTCATCAGTCAAAGCCATAATGCCCGCAAGATACAGCTCGCCTTTCTTTTCGCCTGATATAAAGAAACTGAAGTTCGCGATCTTGCCGCGCTCATCAATAATTCCCAAATCTTGAATGGTCAGCTTTAACGCGTTGCTGAAATCGTCGACCGTATCAAACCGCCCCTTTGTGAACCCATTAACCCGCTGGTCATCAAGATTCATCCGCACCCAATAAATGAGTTCAGTCACCGGATTGTCCTTTGTATCTTTTGCGACCTTCAATGTCTTTGGCTTACTCGCCTCAAAACTCGGAAACATATTCCCTCACCATGTGTACGGATTGCATTTGCAATTCCAATCTGAATGCGCCGCACCCCAGTTGTACCCGGGCGGCGTATAGTTGCACTGCGGCGACCACGGCACATAACCGTCCCACGGCGTCGCGTTTATTGGCTCACCGGAAGCCGCTTTATACGGATGCGTCGTTCCTCCGGGCAAGTTGTAGCTCGCACAAATCCTGTGATCCACCATACTGTGCTGGCATTCGCTGTATTTGTGATCATCACAAGCGACCCCTGCGTGCGAACACGTCTGATAGTAATACCCGCAATCCGCGCAATACTGACACTGCTCTGCCTCGCATATACAGCCCGTCATTAACGACTGCAGTTTCGACCGCAATTCGGAAACATGATCATTCCTCGCCTTAATGGTGTTCGCCGTAAGCGTCGGGTCCGTAAAATCCATGCACCCTGATGAATCCTGCACGCAATACCCCGACTCGCCTCTGCCGATTTTTATGTTCTGCAACTCCACCCGCAGTTCAGCGACATGATCGTTGCGGATTTTAATAACATCCGCCGTAAGCGTTACGTCCGTAAACGTCGCTGTCGACAACCCCCTGCGCGTAAACTCCAGATTGACCTTTATCCGCAACTCCTCCACATGGTCGTTTCTCGCTTTAACCGTATTCGCGGTCAAAGTCGGATCCGTCCACGTCGGCGTATTTGCTGGACACTGTTTTGGCGGCAATCTATGCTCTGGCATTTTTACTCCGCATACGTCGCATTCGGGAACGCGAACTCTAAACCTGTTTCATCTGCCTTCACCCTGACAGACTTCCCCGCCTGCCCGGTGTAATTGGACGGACAATCCGTTAAGGCCACGAAAGACGACATCCCCAGTAAAAACAAAGGCCGGACATCCTTATATATGTAGGCGTCGTTGGGATTGGCGTCTTTGCTTTCGTAATCCACGACCTTGGTCATCGTCGGCTTGCAATACACAAGGCATATCGGAAACTTGCCCGAGGGAAACGCTGGCTCGGCCGGATTAGACGCCTCCGCGCCGGTCGTCCATTCCAATACCCCTGCCGAGTTGATCGTTAATAAATCGATCCTCGGATTAGTCCCCGGGGCTGTAATAAGCGATGAAGCCCCGCCTGCGTAAGTTAACCTTGTTGATCCGATGTAAATATTTTGATAAAACCCGCCAACTAAAGCCGAAGCCACTGCCACATTCATCCCGCACACTGCCGTGATGGTATCGAATAAGAAAGTCTGTGAAGCCGGAAGCTGGTAAAACCCAAAATCGGTGATATTCGACAACACTGCCGCTGTGCCGTTATTCCCATCGGGCGTCGCCAAGGTTAAGGTGTCTTTTTTCCATGTCCCGGCAGTCCCATGAGAAGTCAGATTCCAATAACTCACATGCCCAAGGTTATCCTCAAGGAAGAACCTGAAAGTCTGACTCGCGCCTGAACACCTCTCCCACAAGGTGATTTGTTTGAACGCGGACAAATTAACGCCCTTAATAAGCGTGACCTGCCGGTTAGGCGTCGCGTCGATCACGCACTGCAGGGCGTAATTGCCTTCTTGTTTCGTAGTCGAATGAGTAACGGTCACGCCAGTCCCTGACCATTTGGCTTGCGCCAATGCGTCCGTCGAATACTCTAAGTCATCCAAGACCATTGATGCCCGGGGTCGCAAGGCAAACAAATCACCCTGAAACAAAGCCCTCAAAACATTCCGGACATTCTCCAGCGACATAGAACCTGTCGGCTGGTTTGGATCAAAAATATGTCTTTCCATGATTAACCTTTCTTCTTAATAATTTCCGTATCGCACACCGGACACTTGCCGGTGTACGCCTTGGTTCCGTTCTTAAGCGTGCTTTCTTTTAATTCCGCAATCTCCACCAACACCTTGCATGTCGCGCAATAGCCCTTCATATCAATATCCTTTCACGTCGATATCCACCTCGGCGGTACCAATGGCCGCACCGTTACGGTCATAAACCTTGATATCGCACTGTGTCGTTGTTTTATTGGAAACGATCGGCATACCGATAATGCCGTTGACGATCGTCACCGTAATCCTCGGTGGGTAATTAAAACCAGTGCCGAATAAAATCGTCTTTCCCTGCACCGGTATTGCCACATCCCGAAACCACGAAAGTTTTGTCACCGGCGCATTGATATAAAGCCGACAACTGTAAAAATAAAAATGATGACTTGGGTCGGTTGTCGCAATGACAAACTTGAACTTGATATACCGACCTGTATATGTCGTGAATGCGTCGATAGCTGAAAATGCCGTATAACTTACCCCATCTGACGAAACACTGATCTGCACCTCAAGTGAACCGCCCGAAACGTTCTTGAAATCAGCGTCGATAATCACCTTGAACTCAAACACCGTAAGTAAGTCGATCGGTGAGATCATCTCGAAAAAGCCGGTCGTCTTAGTCTGGCCATTTAAATTCAAGCCGCCGCCAGCCTCTTGCGCCTCCCACGTCAATCCCTGCGCCTGTCGATCCTCCCAAGACATGTCCGTCTTTAAACACAACGCTGGCCGCACATAGCCGGAATCGAAATCGTTCGTGTAAACTAACTCGACGTTGTTCAATCGATACTGCAGATCCTGACTCCATAAATCGAAGTCGTTGATGAAATTCATCTCTGGTGGCGGGGTAATAACTATTGAATCCATCCCGGGTGACGGACTTTCATTGCCGGACGTATCAACCGCCTTAATCATGAACGTCACATTGCCGATCTCGCCTACTGGATACATGAACTCTGTTGTATCCGTCCTCTCAGCGATCACTTGACCGGCATTCCACTCCGAACCTTTCCTGATCACGTACCGGGCAAGATCCGCATCCGAGATCGCATCCCAGCTGAACCTTAAAAAATTACCCTCCTGCGAGACCTCAAATCCGGTAACATCCGACGGTGGGTTGAGTTTTCCCAAGACCGTCAAATCAGAAGATTCCAAACCGTCCGACACGATGCCGTTGATCGATACCGTTCTGACCTTAATCCGATACGTCTGTTCATCCTCAATGCCAAAGATCGTGAAATTCGTGTCTGTTGTCGTGCCGACAACCTTGTAATCCTCAGAGCCTTTCTTGAGTTCGATTTGATAATGACTCAGAAAAATCTTTGAATCATCCGTCGGCGCGTCAAAACCCACCAAAATATCTGAACCAACCGTTCCGTCACGGTGCAGGTAGTAAAGACTTTCTGAAACCTGAATGTTTGAAACCTCACCCACCGGCGCATAAGGATTGGGCGGCGTGCCGTAGTCAAACGTTTGAATCGTCGCGCCGTATCTATCGTTGTAAATTGTGGGGTTATATTCCTGAGCTGTGATCTTATAAACATCGCGCTCATCCTCCTCGATGCGCTGAATGACAAACTGCTTGTTCGTCCAGCCCATAAGCGAGTGCGTGATCTCAATAACGTCACCAATCTCCTGACCGATCGCATTCAAGGACGTGGTGAACTCTATTGATAGCGGGCAAAGTTTAAGCTCGTAAAAATACTGATTACTCAAACGCGAAGCCTGCGTTTTACGGTTTATTGACGGAATGGTGAGCGTCTGCTCAACAAGCCCGCGCTCGTCCTGATCGACCTTATCCTCTGACCCCCACGCAAGGATCCGTGCATCATCCTGTGTAGGGTCAAAATACTCAATGCCAAACCGATTGATCTTCTGATCCAATCCTTTCTGAACGATCTTTAAATCCGTGATATCGTCCTCATCAAACGCGGCGACAACGCTCTGGGTCTTAGCCACCAGCAACTTGAGCTTTGAACCGCTTCTGATGAGCGCACCCGCGAAACCGACCAATATCTCGGTGAGATTATCTGATGCCGCACGCTTCTGATCGATTACGTAAGAAACGGCGTACCGCGCCTCCTGCCCGCCCTGTCCGTCCGAAACAAACTCTCCGCAATAGTCATAAACCTCGCCGAATGGCATATCATCAATGTCACCAACTAAATACCCGCATCCGCCGACTTGCGGCTTAAGAAGCAAATAATCCCTGATGCACGCGGCTGGATTATCCGAATACGATCTCGCCGTTGACCAAACCGAACCATTCCACGTCTGAACCTTGCGCCCCTTGCAAACACATGTGATATTCGGACGCCCGCCTTTTAATTTGTCAGACGTTCCCAAATGAACGTGAAGCATGGCGACATTACGGTACTGCACACCATCCAGATCAAGACCAGTAACGGTCTCCACGTTCTGCGTCGATGTACCTGTAAAAGCGTGATACGAACATCCCGGGAAGTTCGCTATATCCTCTCCGTTAAGCCGCACGTCAGTGATGCTGTCAATCTCCCCCTCGCAAAGGACAATGAGCATGTCCACCTGCTCGCCTCCCATGACCGGGTTCTGGAAAACGATGTTGCCGCTAAGACGTGCCTGCCCATATAAGACCGGCACCGGAAACTGATTGCTTGAAGTCGTTTGAAGCTCGCCGAATTGATACCGAGGCGATGAAGAAGATCCTCCGCTCTTAGAGGTTTGCCGCGCCTGAATAGCCAGCCCGATTGAATACCCGATCATGGCCGTACCGATCAAACAACCGATCGTGGTAAGCGACAATGCAATAAGCCCACCGGCAATAAACGATGCGGCCGCATAATCTGCTATGACCAAAGCCACCGCGATCACGGCCGGAGGCCCAGCTGGCGGGATATAAATCTTCCCGTCCTTTTCCCTGATCCCGAAAAGGAAGTATTTTTCCCAAGAAGGTGTGAGTCTTGAAATACGAGATTTGCCATCTTTCTTGGCATGAAGCATCCGTCCGTATCCCAAATAAAGACCAACGTGCAGTTCCTCTCCGATTTTGAAAACTAAAACATCCTCGGCCTGAAGTTCAGGAAGACTGACAATCGTGTTGACCTTGGTAATTTGCTGAATAATTTCGTCCTGATTCTCCGGCGTGAAATCACTGATCTTGGGCGCACATGCCTCCACGCCCTTCTCTCTAAAATACAACTCCATCAACCCAACACAGTCCGCACCCTCATGACTTCGTCCATCCTGAAGCCATTTAATGCCGACCAACTTGTTAAGAGTTTCTGTATCGAGTTTCTTCATTCTTCAACCTTCATCGGATTGATCAACTGCGGGATATTCTTAAACCCGCCGAAATTAGCCTGATTATTAAACCGATTCCTGCATGCATCGAACGACTTGTCGCATCCGCGTTCTATCGTGTAGAGATCCCCAACCGCTGGTGCCTGCGGAAGCGCATAATCCAAAATCAGCTTGTGCTGTGCGCTTATAAAATCAACCACCTTGCGTTTTAAGCCCTGATTGGCACCAGACATAAACTGGATAATCCCATCATTCCACCAATCGTCCGCCTCTGCTCTTGCCGCGTCGACCACTGCCACTGTTGTCGAACCCGCATCCACTGTTTGCCCGTTAATACGAGTCGTCGAAATATCCAACCCGCAAAACTCATCGCCAAAAATATAATTGCAATAAAGCTGTTGGAGTCGGCCGGTCTCAAGCGAAAGTGATTTAAGTTTTGACTTACACTCGATCTTGACGCTCAACTCCGTCAATTCGGACACCGAGTTAATGATCCCGTCAAACATCACCTTTGCGTGCGTCTGGTCATTTAAGAGATCAAGAAAGACCTTCCTGACAACCACACGCTTGCCGCGCAAATCAATGGTGTTAAGCCAATTGCTCCAAAGCCTATCCACGTTGTCAAACTCACCCGACACCGCCTCGATCTCAAGCTGATTACTCGCCGGAATAGATGACCGCTTAACTGCGATCGGCTGGTAATACTGCAAGACGCCGTCCAAATTCCAGAAGTAAACCCGCTTGTTGTCTGTGCAAAAATAAAACGTTTGAGTATCGCAAGAATTCTGCGAACCCAAATAAAGGTCATACAGTTCAATCGGCCGGTTGGCGTCCTTGACTGCTTCGTCTTTATATTGAACCGTTAAATCTTGCATGCCTCTCCCTTACGGTGCGGTATAGATATTCCACAAGACCTCTTTTAGCTTGAGGCCGGTGTTGTAAAGTTTGAACTGCACCAGTTCCTTCGATAACTTGTCGTCATCAAACCGCACCTGAATGTAATATTCATAATCTGCCGTAATAACCACTCCCGCCGCTGGCGGGGTTGAACAGGTAATCTTGGCTACCTCATTCGTGAGATCATTTGAAACCGTATAACCAGAAGTCACCAGAACACCATTCGCATAGCCCTTAAAACTCGCCGTATCGATAGGAAAATAATCCAGAGGAAACACCGTTTGAACACCATTGCCAACCCCGACCGCTTCTCCCGTTACTTTGTAACTGGTCGGAAACTTCACCCAGAACGGATCATACTTGCCCTGTCTTGCTTTGAAGAAAACCCAGATCAAGCCAACCCCAGCCTCGCTTTGATTATTAAGCGAGCAACTGATCATCCGGACTGGCCGCGACCATTTAGCCCTGCGTTTTTCCTTACCGCTGTCCGCCTGAAATACCAGCGTCGAGAACTCCACGTCCTCCTGAAGCCCGAACTCTGGTGAAAATGTCAAAACAGCCGTACTCATAACCGACTCCTTATCGCGTTGCGAATCGGCTTGTTTTTATTTACCGCATCAATGATCGCGTTCTCAAAAACATCCGGATGCTGAACCAGCATGTCCCGGAAAGATTTCGCGTCATTGGCGCTAATGTAGACGTTGAACATTTGCGTCGACTCTCCTATCCCTTCGCCGCGATTAAGCCGCTTTAAATTACTTGAACCAAGAGCTGACATACCACGGCGAGATACCACGCCTTCACCTGACTGCGCGATAATCGGAATCTCATCCGGCGCAAGGCCCGAGTGCGCACGTATAGGTTGAACAACCCCGCCTGCGTGATAAACCATGCCGCCTTCATGGAAAAATGGGATCATGCCCGGGAACATCGCGCCTACAGTCTTAACAAGAATTATCTTGGCGAATACCTCGGCCAAGATCTCCAGCATCATGTCGCCAAACTCCCTGAAATAATCCTTTGCGTCATCGATCTGACCGTGGAAAGCGTCACTGAAAAAATGTTTGAACGAACTGCTGAGCGACCGTGCCGTTCCTTCTGCTATTGATTGAATGGCATCAAACTTCTGCGCGACCTCCTGAATATTAACCTCGTTGCCCAACCCCTTGAGCGAATCAATGAATCCCTTAATTGCGCTCTTTGCTTTGTCATAA